TGTGCCTGTTTATGCCAATTTCAACCGTAATTTTTCTAGCCAGCCTAAGTTTATTACTTGGCAATTAAGGAATGTTCATCAGCCTGTTTATACTGGCCAGAATCAGAATAATAAGGGTATTGACAAGCCTATATTTCAAATTAATGTCTTTGCCCAAGATATGAATGATGCTTTCAATATAAGCAATTCCATATTACAATCATTGCATGGTTACAACGGCCTTTTTGGTGGCAGTAGCGGATTTCAAATATCAAAAGCCGATGTAGATTGGTTGTATAATACATACGATAATACGATAAATTTGCATCATATTATTATGGATTGCACTTTATACATTCCAACATAATATAAATTGATTAACTTTTATTTAAGGAATTTTTAAAATGGCACTTCCAAATCAAGTATTACCTGGGTTTTCGGCATCGTTATGGTGTCAGACTGGCGCAACTCCAACACCTTTAACAACTACCCAATTATCTACTTGGACTGGTGAAGTTGCTTCTATTGTTGGTACTGTTGCTAATGGTACTGGCTCTACTGGCGAAATTCTAAATGTTGAAGCTATTCCTAAGTTTGGTCAAGATGACGCATCTGCAAATTTCTATGTTGCTGGTAGCCGTCAATCTGATGTAATCCCAACACAAAGCAAACCAACTTCTTTAACAATCGTTGCCGCATGGAATCCTTCCGATGCTGGTTTGTTGTTAATGCGTGGCGATGCTTACAGCGGAATCATTGATCGTACTTTTGTTATTGCCGCTGTTGATGGTGCTAATACTGTTGCATACGCCTTTAATGGCCGTGTATCAGAGTTCACCATTGATACTGCACCTAACGCAGAAGCTAAATGCACATTTACTATCCACCCCCGTGGCAACCAATACGGTTGGTCAAACAATACTTAATAAAATGCCTACAATAAAAGATAACGCAGACTTAGCAAATTATTTTAGTTACCTGGTAAACCAAGCCGATTCTGGAGTTAAGGATTGGTTTGGTTTTCAACAACAAAAAGTAATGGGAATCAATCTGGCTTATGAGATTGCGGCCCGCCATGCAGACACAATGTCCCCAGATGAAATTACTGGGTTCGTTAAAAACTTAAACAATTCTATATTTAATAATCTTATCAAACCTTCAAAATGAGTACGGTCAAAATTGACTTTGAAGGTTGGGAAGAATTTACCGACTTGGTAAATGAAATCCAAGATGATTTTGGCCCTAAAGATTCAAAGACCATATTGGTTAGCGCAATTAGACATTCATTGCGGCCAACTTTATCTACGGCTAAAGCGTTATTAGAGCCTGGACACGGTTTAGATACTGGCGCATTAAGGGCATCCCTTCAAATTGAAGCCAGAAAGCCTAATTCTAAAGACCGCAATTCTAAATATTACAGCCCTGGCGAAATCGTTATTGGGCGTGTAAGCACCGCACCAGGCAATAAACTAAAGAAAAAATCATTCTTTAATTTGCACAATACCAAATCTAACATTAAACAAATTGGTATTGAAAGCGATGGCCGTGCCATGTTTACGGAGTTTGGAACGCATAAAGAAGCCCCAAGACCATATTTGCGCCCAGCATTAGAAAACACATCTGTTGCAATTTTAGATAATTTGGGAACAGAGCTAGGATCAGCCCTAGAAAAATATAAATCAAAACATCCATAAGGAAAGTAAATGAATCAGTTTGCAAATGCTTTAGGCAAAAAGTTTGTAGAAAATCAAGAATTAGTACGCACCCGTTCATTTGAAATGGGCGGCCACACATTTAAAGTTCGTGTTCCAACAACATTGGAATATGAAGCAATGCACGAAAGAATCAAAGTTATTGATGAATCAATGGTTGATGTTGAATATGCACAAATAGCCAAAGTGTTTATTGACAGAAAAGCCGACTTTGAAAAAGAATCTAATATTGAATTTGCCGAAAATGATGTAATTATTGAAGGCCGTTCATTAAAAGAAACTGCTAAAAACAAAGTATTAACGCAAATCCGTATTACCGAATTCTTTAAATTGCTTGTGCCAGAAGATAAAGAATTTGATATGAATACTATTACATACCCAATGATTGAGGAATTATTTCCTTTTGCTATTCAAATTGAATTAATTGATGAAATCAATAAAGTAATTTCTGCCAATTACAAAGATACTAAGGGAAAGTAATTGGATCAGTTCGTAGGCAAGTTAAAGCCTATTTGATTGCAAACGGGGCTGATCCAGAAAACATCGATGAGGAAACATTTACCGACATCTGCGTGATGTATCACGATGGGTTAATTGGTAATCGGGGAATCTTAGAAGTATTAGGATGTTTAACTGCGGGGCATTTTAATTCAATGCTTGCCAAAGGCAAGACCGCATACAAATTACAAGATATAATACCAAAAGCATACGACTATATTTACCCACCATTATCAGAGGAAGCAAAAAGGGATCATATAAATGAGCAGTTATTATCATTTATGCTTATGTCCCCGAATGTGCCAAAACAGTTTTTAAAAGGAAAATAAATGGCAAATATAGCAAGCCTGGGGGTCAAATTAGGATTAGATACTGCGACTTTTCAACAGGGCATTGCTGATGCTAAAAAGTATGTTGGCGAACTAAAAGATGCCCTTGTCGAAGTTGCTGGGGTTGCCGCTTTTGCCGAATTAACTAGAAAAGCATTGGAATATTCTGATTCCATTGTTAAAACCGCCAAAGCCAACGATGTGGCCGTGGCATCCGTATTATCCCTTTCCGATGCGTTAATGAAGAATGGTGGTAATGCTGAAGAAACTAGCCGTATTTATTCTGGCTTTACTCAAAAAATTGAATCAGCCATTTTAGGTAATGGCAAAGCCCAAGAATCATTTTCAAAGCTAGGGATTACCCTTAATGATTTAGCCCATTTATCCGAACAGGAATTGTTTGATAAAACCATTCAAGGTTTAGCGCAGATGAAAGATTCTGCTGAACGCAATGGTATTGCTTTTCAGACTTTGGGGCGTGGAATTAGGGGCGTAGATTTAAAAGGTTTGGCCGCAGATATGATGGCTAACCGTGAAGAAATGGACAAATATGCCCAAGCGGTTACTCAGGCGCATGATTTAAGCATAAAAATGCAAGAAGCATCACACAAGCTGATGCTGGAATTTACCACCGCAGTATTGCCAGCTTTAAATGCTCTATACGATTCATTAACTAAAGACAGTAGTGCATTAAACATTTTCTTTGGAATTCTTAAAGATTTTGCTACTGTTGGCGCAGTTTTGTTTAAATATACATCAACAGTTGTTCTTGGTTTTTTTACAGAATTAGAAGGTATTGCGGCCGCATCTGGCGATTTGATGAAAGGCAACCTTACTAAAGCTCTGGAAGATATTAAAGAATATGATGATAAAGTTAAAGCAATGGCCGAAAGTGATGAGTTATTTGCTCAAAGACTTTTAAACCCGCCCAAAGAAACAGCCAAACCACAAGTTCAAGAAGATGCGAACCGTCAGGTTATTGCCGCTAATCAAAAGCAAATTAGTGCGGCACAAGGGCTTACTCAGCAATATAAAGAACAAGCTGATTTAACTTTAACTAAGTTAAAACAAGCCCAGCAAGAAGCTGAATTAACAATTAATCAAAAAGAATTAGAAAAGAACATTAATCAGGTTTTAAATGAACGCCAAAAAATGCTGGATGATATTGATAAGAAAATATCAGCGGCTAGAAATACTATTGGCGGGCCAGCCCTCATTGAGCAATTGCAAAAGCAAAAAGCGGCCATTGAAGATGCTTCACATTTTTATGTTGATGAAACCATCAAGGCTACATTGGCCACTCAAGAGCATCAACGCAGTTTTAGTTATGGCTGGGAAAAAGCATATGCCCAGTATGTGCAAAACTCTGAAAATGCGGCACAACAAGCAGAACAAATGTTTGCATCCATTACCAACTCCATGACTAATGCTCTGGATCAATTTGTTCAAACTGGCAAATTAAACTTTGGCGATCTGGCAAAAAGCATTATTAACGATATGCTAAAAATTGAACTTCATGCACAAGAAATGAAGTTATTTGGCATGATTGGTGGCGCAATTAGTGGTGGCGGTGCATATGGCCCAACACCAGATGGCGGTAATATTGCTTCTGGCGGTATTGGTAGTTTGTTTGGTTTTGCGGATGGCGGTCAGCCACCCGTAGGCGTTCCATCCATTGTTGGCGAGAACGGCCCAGAATTGTTTATTCCACAAACCGCTGGTACGGTTATTCCAAACAATAAACTTGCAGATGCAATGAGTGGCAGTCAGCAACCAGCCACAGTTTATAATGGCCCATATATTGCCAGTATGTCTGCAATTGATACACAATCTGCTACACAATTTTTGGCCAAGAATCAAAATGCCGTTTGGGGCGCATACCAAAACGCACAACGGGGCTTGCCACAAACAAGGTAATTTATGGCCAATTTAACAACTATTCTTTCTATTGCAGAACAAGTAACGATCAACGATCAACGATTTGTTGGTCAAACCATTAGCCGTAATCAAAGAATTACGACTAGCGAAATTATTACAGTTGTACCATTTCAGTTTGAGTTTAAGCCAAACGATTATTTGCTATATAGCCAAAATCGTCAATTGCTGGCCAATCTGCGCCAATATGATAAATCATTGACACAGTATCTTAATTTTGGTTCTACTGGATGGGTTAATTACATTAACTATCAAGGGCAATTAACGCCAACACAAATTGCTGGTTGCACATTTAGCACATCGTCTGCGGCCAAAAATTTAATTCTTTCTGGCGTTCCAACAGCCAATCCAACCTATTATGTGGTTCGTGCTGGTGATTTTATTCAAGCTGGCCAATATACTTATATAGCAACCGCTGATGTAGTTTGCGGATCATCTGGCACAGTTACCATTCCAGTTCACAGAAACTTGATTGATGGCCCATTAACATCTGGCATTACTGCGGTTATGGGTCAATATGGTACAACACAAGCAATGGGTGGCAATACTTATACTGGAGTTACATTTCCAATTATTTTGCAAAACTATCCAACCTATACTTTAATCCCAATGACTAATGATTCATTTATCAAATGGTCAGGACAATTTAAGGCGTTTGAAGCGGTGTTATGACAACTCCAATAGTACCAATACAAAATACAAACAATATTCGATATGCGGACTTTGTTCGGGTTGTTACGCCTACACAAACATTTAGATTTGCCACAACCCCATCGTCTTTGACTATTCCCGCAGTTGATAGCCAGCCTTTTGATGGGCTTGGACAATTAGTGGGAATTGGCAAAGTTCAAAGAGATATTAAATCTACGGCCAATCAAACCACAATTACATTGATTGGTATTGACACAGCTTTGCTAGGTGCAGTTCTTGGACAAGGGTTTAAGGGCGCACAAATAACAATGTGGAAAGGATTTTTTGATAATGATGGAAACCTTATTACTACTGGCGGGACTGGTGGTTTGTATCAGTATTTTTATGGATTTATAAACACTTTTCAGATTGGCGAACAATGGATGGAAGAAATAAGAATGTATGTAGGCACAATTACAGTTAGTGCCGCAAACATCCAAATGATTTTACAAAATAGAATTGCTGGCAGATTTACTAATGATGCAAGCTGGGAATACTTTACGCCTGGCGATACATCAATGAATCGGGTGGCTACAATATCGACAATATACTATGCTTTTGGAAAGCAATGATTAGATACGCAAATAAATTTGACTTTGAAACAATTTGGGAATTATTACAAGATTATGCAAAAAAGAACCCAAACGATTCTTATGTGGATCAATCTACATGGTCAAAAGAATTTGTATTTAAGCAATTAAGCGTTATTTTGGTTGGTGCTGGTTTTATATTAATTGATGACAATAAAAAAGGAATGTTGGTAGCGGTTAAAGTACCAAGCACATGGATTCCAAATGTATTTGTTTTACAAGAAATTGTTTGGTACGGTTTGACAAAAAGAGTTACGGTTGAATTGTTAAATAAATTTCTTGAAATTGGTAGCGATATGAAAGATCGTGGTGAAGTAAAAGATGTTGGATTTACTTGCAACAAAGAGGTCGAATTTAATAGATTCGGGTTAAAAAAAGCTGGACATAACTGGGTGATCTAAATGGGTGGTGGTGGCGGTGGTTTAATGGGTGGTATTATTGGTGCGGCTCTAGCGGTTGTAGGGTTTGTTACTGGCCAGCCCGAATTAATTACTATGGGCATCACAATGATGGCTTCTTCCGTCATTTCTGCTCTTACAGCACCAACACAGCCAGGCAATGCACAACAAACTCAGTTAAATACTGGGACAAATTTACAAATTCAGCCAGGCACAAACAATAAATTGCCCGTAGTTTATGGGAATTGTTTTATTGGTGGTACTGTTACTGATTTATCCATTACATCAAATAATCAAGATTTATATTATGTATTGTCATTATGCGAAGTAACTGGTAACGGTGCGGACACCATTCAATATGGCGATATTTATTATGGTGGAAAACTTTGTTTATTTAGCGGATTAACTTACACGGATATTGGCGTTCATGTTGCAACTATTTTTGGAAATAGCGTTACTTATACTGGCACATTATCTACATCAATTACTTCTGGATTATTAATTTCATTTGTTAATTCTGGAACGCCAATTTATTACACAGTAAGCGGTATTAATACTGTTACAAAAACAATTATTTTTAATAAAGCAATTGATCCATCAGTAACGGTTGGCAATGAAATTTATAGTGTTGATCCTGGTCAAAGTTCAAGCACGGCTGTTACAGGATTGGTTGATCCCGCAACTGGTTTAGTAGATACAAAAGTAAATGGCTACATAAATATTTATTTATATAGCAACGGATCAAATACACCAGTAAATAGCAGTCAATCCGCTATTAGCGTAATGCAATCCAGCGGATTAACATATACATGGGATAACAACAAATTAATGACTAATACGGCTTTTGCCATATTGCATTTAAATTACAACGCTAATGCTGGCATTACAAATATTCAACAAACACAATTTGAAATTATTAATTCAAGAACCGCACCTGGCGATGTTATTTATGATTATTTAACTAATACGGTTTATGGTGGAGCAGTCCCAGCGGCACAAATAGATACTGCCAGCCTTACAGCATTAAATGTTTATTCTGCACAAACAATTACATTTAATAATTATCTTGGAATTCCAGAAACACAGCCTAGATTTACATTTAATGGCGCAATTGATACCACTAAAAATGTATTAACCAATTTGCAAGACATGACCAACTGTTGTGATTGTTTGCTTACATTTAATCAAATATATGGTTTATGGTCGGTAATTACTCAAACGCCAACCTATACGGTGGCAATGAATATTAACGATTCAAATATGATTTCGGCAATTGCTATTAGCACTATGGATATAAGCAATACTTATAACATTGCTCAATGTCAGTTTCCAGACATTTCATTAAATAGTTCATTTAATACAAGCACAATTAACTTGTCTTTAGTTGATCCAGCTTTATTATATCCAAACGAACCAGCCAATAGCCAAACAATACAATTGCCATTAGTTAATAACGATGTGCAAGCACAATTATTGGCCACCAGATTTTTAAAAGCCGCTAGATTAGATTTACAAGTGCAAGTAACCGTAAACTATATTGGCTTAGAATTAGAAGCTGGCGATGTTGTAACCATTACCAATGCTAATTATGGCTGGACTGCCAAATTAATGCGGGTAATGAAGGTAGAACAAAACTTTTTGTCAGACGGCACAATTTCTGTAAATTTACTTTTACAGGCTTATGATCCAGCAGTATTTAACGATGCAAGCATTACTCAATATACGCCAGGATCAAATACTGGATTATCAGCACCCAATAGTTTTGGAACAATACCAGCACCAGTTATAGCCAGCAATTTAACTTCTTTGCCAGTACCCACCATTGGTATTCAAGTTACTTCAAGTTCTGCTGGCATTACGCAATATGCCGAAGTTTGGTATTCAGCCTATTCAAATCCAACACAAAGTCAATTAATGTTAGCTGGCACAACTGCCGTTCAATCTGGCGGTACGCCATATGGTAATAGCGTGGTAATGCCAACCGTATTTTTAACGGGAATTCCCGCTGGTAATTGGTATTTCTTTAGTCGTATGGTTAATAGTGTTGCCAAATCATTATTTAGCCCAGCATCAACGGTTTTAGATTGGCGGCCAGCAACATTCCAATATTCACAGCGTTATTTATCTATTGCTTATGCAACCAGCGCAACTGGCGGTGGCTTTACTTCAAACCCAAGAGGGGCAACCTACTATGGTATTTTAAATACATCTGCCGCAGTATTTGACACCAATCCGTCTGATTACACATGGTATCAAGCTGTTCCCGCATTTGGCACTACTGGTACATTAAATTATTTGCTTTTTTGTAATCGTGGAAATAACCTTGTTAGTTTTGCTGTTGGCAATGCGGCTTTATCTGCTGGAACGGCTTTATTTGTTCCAACCGACACGGGAACTTATGACCCTACTATTTGGCAAGGTTTAGAAGATGGTTATAACATTATTGATCTTAATGCCAGAAGCGGACAATTAATTCAAACTGGGACAACCACAGTTGGAACGGGTGAAATTGCCATTACCAATAACCCACAAGGCCAAGTTATTGCATCTTTGGCTCAATTATTGGATTTTGGTGGCGCACCAACCAAAACATCATCTGTAGCCACTTTAACAATTGACATTTATGGGCGTGTAGTTGGTTTTTCGCCACCAGACACATTTAATTACACAATGACCGCATTTACCGCATCTAGCGGACAAACTGTATTTAGTGTTACTAGGGGTTCTGAATACAAATCTGGAAATTGTTGGGTATTAAAAAATGGATGTTTGCTTGATACATCCGAATACACAGATACCAACGGTTCTACTGGTACAGTAACTTTAGCAACTGGCGCAGTTTTAAATGATATTGTTACTATTATTTCTTTTGCTTCTGTAGGTGGCTCTGGAACTTATAATAGTTTTAGTAGAAATTCTGCTACATTAAGCAATACAGGATCATACACAGCATCAGGATTTACGCTAGTTAGTGGCAATGAATTGTTATTTTTAAACGGTACTGTAATTAATGCTCAAGACTATAATATATCTGGGCAGACTATTAGTTTTGTAAATGCCGTTTCTGGTGATTTAGAAATTATCCAATGGACAAATAACAATTTGGGCGTTCCCAACGGCACACCAGCCAATGTGGACATATTTACAACTGTTGGGCAAACCCTTTATCCATTTTCGTTTAACCCATTGGCTTTTAACCTATATAATAATGGGGTATTATTGTTGGAAACTGTGGATTATACGGTTGCTGGTGGCACATCATATACTTTGGCACAAACACCAACCAGCAATTTAAACATTTTGGTTCAACAAACCTTTAATAGAACAGGGGCAGTATGACACAAGCACTTAATTTAGCTAACTTTGCTAATAACTTAAATACTTCTGGTGCAACCAGTAATGCTGGATTGCAAAACTCATCAGTTACCGTAACCGCTGGCACAGGATTAACTGGCGGTGGTGCAGTATCTTTGGGTGGCTCTACTACAATTAGTGATGCTACATCAGGCGTAACTGCTGGTTCTTATACTGCCGCAAATATTACTGTTAATACATATGGAAAAATTACTGCGGCATCTAACGGTTCTGCGGGCTTGCCAGGAGTATTTGGTCAAGTTTTTACATCATCTGGAACATTTACTATTCCTAGTGGTGTTACTGCAATTAAAGCCACTGTTACAGGTGCTGGTGGTGGCGGTGGTGGTGGTACAGTTGGCCCAGGCGGTACAGGTGGTGCTGGTGGTGGGCAAGCTATAAAATTTTTAACTGGCTTGACACCAGGAGCAACTTTAACAGTAACTATTGGTGCTGGTGGTAGTGGTTCTAGTGGTAATGGTGGTACAGGTGGTAATTCTACTGTTACCTCAGGAACACAAACTATTAGCACTATTACAGGAAATGGCGGTGGTGGTGGTCCGCAGGGTACTAATACTGCTACTGGTGGTAGTTATTCAGGTGGTGATATAGGATTTAATGGCAGATCTACTGGTGGCGGTGGTCCTGGTTGGTCATCTTTAGGTGGCTCTAGTCCTTCGGGTGCAGGTGTAGTCAAAGGTGAAGGCGGTTCTGGTGGTAATGGTGGATGTTCTCCTACGGCAGGATTTTCTGGTGTGGCTGGTTTAATTATGTTTGAATGGTAATGGTAAAAATATGACAACTCAAAATTATTTAGTAATAGAAAACAATGTAGTAACTAATATTGTTGTTTGGGATGGCGATACAAATACATGGCAACCACCCACAGATGCAACTATGTTGGTGCAAGCAACAACACCAGCAATGGTTTGGGAATTAAACAATCTTTTGCCACCTACTTATGAATTGGTTGAAGTAATCGGTGCTGGTGGTATTGGATTTACATGGAATGGTACAGTTTTAACAACTAATCAGCCTCAACCAGCTAATCCTATACAGCCAGTAACAACTGGAACAAAAACTGCATAATGGTAGTTACTATTAGTCCAACCCATCAATTTACTTATGATGGCGCACAATTAAATATATACCATGCAGATAAAGGCGAAGGTTTACCACAACATGACCACACTTATGCCCATGCAACAATGTGTAACTCTGGTTCTTGTTTAGTCAGTTTAGAAGGTCGTAGCTATACCATTGATAAAAACAGTCAGCCATTAAACCTACCCGCTGGTGAATGGCATGAAATCGAAGCATTAGAGGACAATACAGTATTTGTTAATGTATTTGCAGAAGGCAAGTATTAAGGTAAAATAGCAAAAAGACAATACATGATTTGGGGCTAAGTGGAGTGCCACTTGCCATTAACCGAGAATTGGAATAATCATGGCAATTTTTAACAAAAACACCTTAACTCAGGTATCGGGATTTGACAATCCAATTATTGCTGGTGAACTCGTATGGGATCAAGCAACCTATTGGAATTTAGTTATTACTGGATCAGATAATGTAACTCCAGTAAACTTAACTGGGGCAACCATTAACGCCCAAATTATTCGTAGGGAAGTGTCAAATATTCAAGACACCCGTTATGGCCTATCTTTTGACATTGCCGATTACAGCCCAACACCAACTCCAGTTTCTTTGACGGTTAGCAATCGTGTAGACACGGCTGGCACATTTACATTGACTATTGATTCTTCCGCATGGGGATTAATGTCTAGCGATCCAGAATTAGAAATTAACGCCACCAATTGCGTAGGCTATTCTGGGCGCATAAAAATCAGTTTTCCCGCAAGCGGATCAACCCCCGCTAATGATTACATTATTTTTCTATTATTCCTGGTGCGTTCTGATGGCATCATTGTGGAGTAATCATGGCAAATATCAAGGTAGTGGCTGGCAATAGCGCAACTAATGTAACTGCGGTTGAAAACACAGTAAATATTTCTGTTGTTAAAGAAAATACAGTTAATTTGCAAGTAACCCCAACACCTAGCCAAGTTATCAGTATCGATAAAGGTCAGTTTGGGCCATCAGGTTATTCTGGATATTCTGGGTATAGTGGATATTCTGGAATGTCGGGTGCATCTACATCTGGTTATAGCGGATATTCGGGCTATAGTGGCTTTAGCGGTATTTCTGGCTACTCAGGTATATCAGGGTATTCTGGAAGCGGTATAAGTGGTTTTAGTGGCTTTTCTGGGTATTCTGGATCAGGTATATCTGGCTATTCTGGAATTAGCGGATTTTCTGGAATTTCTGGGTATAGTGGAATTAGCGGATTTTCTGGTTATTCTGGAATATCTGGCTATAGTGGTAAATCGGGATTTTCAGGCTATTCTGGTCAGCAAGGTACTTCCATAAATATTATTGGCACAGTAGCAACTCCAGCCAATCTTCCACCAACAGGCAATCTTAATGATGCTTATATTGTTTCTTCCAATGGCGATCTATATGTTTGGGAAGGATCAAGTTGGGTCAATGTGGGTCAAATTGTTGGGCCACCTGGACAAAGCGGTATAAGTGGTTTTTCGGGATATTCTGGTATTTCTGGTTACAGCGGTTTCTCAGGCATTTCTGGATATTCTGGTTACTC